TTGTATTCATCATTGCGGCTTTAGGGATTGTCACAGGCTTCTATTACTGGGGCCGTTATCAGGGGCGTTGGTGATGTGGTTTTTAATCTGGTTTCAAGTGATGAACAACAATATTGAACACTATCAACTCAATCAGTTTCCAACTGAGAAAGAGTGCAAAGAAGCTCTTGAGGATGCAAAAGTCTTGATAACTACGAGCCAAACTACGGTGTATTGTTTTGAGGTTATTCCGAAATAAAAGAGGGGATTACGTTGTATATGACAAATACGAAAAAGTTGTTATAATCACTCACCACAAGCACCACGCAATAGCGTATGCAAGGAGTTTAGAAAATGGTACACACGATACTTGATGAGGGGTTTTTCCCCACGCGGGGAAAAACCCTATGTCACACACAATATTAGATGACTGGAAGGTTCTGCCGCGCTTGATGATGCTGGCAGTCACTGTGCTGACCTATCAGGCTGTCCATTGGTTCATGGGGCTAGATGATCCCAGCGTTGCCCAGTCAGGGCTTGTAAGCGTCTGTATGGGCGCTCTTACGGGGTGCTTTGGCATATGGATGGGCAAAGAATCTAAGACCACGGTGACAAGCACAGCTTCATCATCGAAGGTAGAGTATGAGGTAGACAAATGATACAGGCTCTGATCGGCCCAATAGCCAACCTTGCTGGCGGATGGCTGGACGCAAAGACCACTAAGCAGGCCGCGGAAGCCAAGCTCAAGCTGACCGAGGCGGAAGCCAAAGCCAAGATTATGCTGTCTGAACATACGAGCGTTGCCGATTGGGAGCGCATTATGGCAGAGGGTGCTAAATCAAGCTGGAAAGACGAGTGGTTTGTAATTGTTCTGTCAATCCCGCTTATTTTGGCCTTCATACCCGGTGCCGAGGGCTGGGTTGACCGTGGGTTTGAGCAGCTTTCCAAAGCGCCCGACTGGTATTTTTATAGTTTAGGTATCGCAATAAGCGCCAGTTTCGGTGTCCGTGGTGCGCAGGCTTTGTTCAAGAGGAAATGATGGAAAACCTAAAGTTACCTGTAGCCCTTGTGGCGGCGATGGCTGTTCAGCTTGCCGCGGGTGTGTGGTGGGTATCACAGCAGGCTGCTACGATTGCCAGCCTTGAAGAGACGGTGAGTCAGATCGGATCTCGCATGGCGATTGAGGACAACATCAATCTCAAACGTGATGTCCAAGACAATGCAATGGAAATCGAATACGCTTTCGACGACCTTGATGAGGTCTGGGATGAACTAGCTAACTTAGCTAACTCCATCGGACAAGTTACCGCGTTGCAGCAAAGAGTTTCTTTGCTTGAGAATGATTTTAAGTATATTGGCCGAGATCACGACGGCCTTATGAACATGAAAGGTGGTATGAAATGACATACAAACTGGGAAACCGCAGCAACGAGAAACTGGAGGGGGTTGATCCCGCTTTGCAGGCCGTTGTTCGCATGGCTATCGGAATTAGCGAACAGGACTTCAGTGTGATTTGCGGACTAAGAACCCGCAAAGAGCAGGAAGCGTTGGTCGCGAAAGGTGCTTCGCAGACCATGAAAAGCAAGCATCTTGGGGGCTATGCCGTTGATTTAATGGCATATATTGACGGGGGCCGCTGGGAGTTGAATCTCTATGATGAAATCGCGGACGCCATGAAGGCGGCTGCAAAGGATTGCGGTGTTAAACTTCGCTGGGGAGCGGCTTGGCATATAGACGATTTTGGGGCTTATGAAGGCACGGCAGAAGAAGCTATGAACGAATATGTAGACTTACGTCGTTCACAGGGCCGTCGTCCCTTTATCGATGCGCCTCACTTTGAATTAATGGAGGATTAAATCTTCTTGCCTTTCCTTTAAATCTCGCTAGTGTCTGTATCAGATAAAGTGGGAGTTTATAGGAATGGATGAGATATTCATTGCGGAAGCTGTTTTCCGCATGATAAGAGAACGAAGACATGCCATTGTTGACTTAATGCAGTACAACAACGTCAAGTCTATGGAGCAATATCGTGAGCTCATAGGGAATTTAGAAGCCCTGAATCATGTGGAACAGGAACTCAAGGGCCTGCTAGATAAACAGGAGCAATCTGTTGACTAAAGTTAATTTAGAGGCCGCTCAAGAAGCGGTCGCCAGCCTCTCCGAGGCATACGCCGCACCAGAAGAAAGGGTTTTAAACCCCGATTCCATTGGTGCTTCTCTCTTAGAAAAAATGCCCACACCTACAGGGTGGCGTCTTTTAATTCTTCCGTATCGGGGGAAAGGAAAGACCGAGGGCGGTGTTTACTTGCCGCAAGCCGCGGTAAGTCAGCAAGAGGTTTCCACTCAAGTTGGTTACGTTTTGAAGGTAGGTGAGCTTGCTTACAAGGATACTGAAAAGTTTCCAAACGGACCGTGGTGTGAACAAGGTGATTGGGTCATGTTTGCTCGTTATGCTGGGTCTCGCTTTGCCATTGATGGTGGCAACGTGAGTATCTTGAACGACGACGAGATATTGGCCCGAATATCGGAAACCTCAGACGTATTGCATTATTAGGAGAGAGTAGATGGCTGAAGACCAAATTGAACTGGACCTTGCGTCCAACGAAGACACTGAGGTGGAAGTAGATTCCCCAGAAGTTGAAGATTCTGGTGTAGAGGTTTCCTCTTCGGACCAGTTTGAAAAAGCAGATAATGCGACGCAGAAACGCATTGATCGTTTGACTAAGAAAATGCGTGAAGCAGAGCGTCGCGAGAACGAAGCTATCAACTATGCCAAGCAAGTTCAGCAAGAGGCTGAAACTTTAAAGCAGCGTTTTTCTAATTTGGACAGTAGTTATGTTGCAGAATACAGCAACCGTGTTCAAAACGAGATGACGCAAGCGGAATCTGATTTCGCCCGAGCAATGGAAATGGGCGATACTCAAGCTGCGGTTGAAGCAAACAAACGCATGATTGCTCTGACTTCTCAGAGCGAACGAGCGGCTCAAGCAAAGCAAGCGCAAGAGCGTCAGCAACAGCCGCAGGTTCAGCAGCCTGTGCCGCAGCAACAGCCGCAGGCGGCTCCACAGGTCAAACGCCCTGATCCAAAAGCGCAAGATTGGGCTGAGAAAAATGAGTGGTTTGGTCAAGATGAGGCCAAAACTTTTGCGGCTTTTGGGATTCACAAAAAGCTTGTCGAAGACGAAGGATTTGACCCGACGAGCAATGACTACTATACTGAGCTTGATCGAAGGATTTCCGACACGTTTGGAGGTTCCTCGCAAGCACCCGGCAAACGGGCCGTCCAGACGGTTGCGGGTGTTTCTAGAAATAACTCTGGGCGCAGTAGTGGGAAAAAGGTTCGACTCACCCCGAGCCAAGTCGCAATTGCGAAGAAATTGGGTGTGCCGCTAGAAGCATACGCGAAATACGTTAAGGAGTAAGACTGATGAGCGAAGATACAAATGTAAACGGTTCTATCAAGCGCACTCCTCGCGCAAACCAAACTCGGGAAAAAACGGCGCAGCGTAAGCCGTGGGCTCCCCCATCTATGCTGGATGCACCGCCTGCACCGGAAGGTTTTAAGCATCGTTGGATTCGTGCGGAAACGCGCGGATATGATGATCGAAAAAACATCAGCGCAAAAATGCGCGAAGGTTGGGAACTTGTTCGTCAAGACGAATACCCTGACTTTGAGTCCCCGGTAGTTGAATCAGGAAAATATGAGGGTGTGTTTGGAGTGGGTGGCTTAATGCTGGCTCGCATTCCTGTCGAAACAATTCAAGAGCGTACCGAATACTTTAAGCAGCGTAATGCTGACCAAATGGAAGCTGTTGATTCTGACATGATGCGCGAGAACGCACATTCAACCATGACGATTCATAAACCGGATCGTCAGTCTCGTGTAACCTTTGGCGGCTCTCGAAAATAAGAGCCTCCTATTTAGGAGAAAAATCAAATGGCAAATCAAAACACTGCCTATGGTCTTCGTCCTATCGGGCTTGTTGGCTCGGCGACCAATTCTACTGGGGTAACTCAGTATGAAATCGCTTCCGACAACACTAACGCAATCTATCAATACGGTCTCGTAACCCCTACGTCCGACGGTGTTGTTGATTTTGCTGGTGCTACCAATGGTGGTACTACTCCTGCGTTAGGGGTTCTGATGGGTGTAGAATATCAAGACGCAACACAAAAGAAGCCTGTGTTTCTAAACTACTGGCCCGGTTCCGGTGCCGTTAGCGTAGACACAAACTACCCTGTAAAGGCTTTTGTTGCAGACAATCCAAACCAGTTGTTCAAAGTAGCGTCTGACGCGTCTTTGACTGACCGCGCTACTGCGCAAGCAGCGGTTTTTGCTAACGCATCTTTGGGTACATCTGCACGAACTGGCTCTACCGAAAACGGTAGCTCTAACTCCGCTTTGGGTGTTTCAACAATTGCTGTAACCGCGACGCTCCCGCTTCGCATTGTAGGCATAATGGATGATGAAGCTAACAGCGACTTTGCTGCAGCGGGTATCCCATTGATTGTTCGGATTAACGCTCACTTCAATGCAAACACTAGCCGTTTTGATTCGCAGACTACTGCGACTTCAACGGGCGTATAAGGAAGGGATTTAACAAATGGCTATTTCTCGCGCGCAATTAGCGAAAGAACTAGAACCCGGCCTTAACGCATTGTTTGGCTTGGAATATGACCGCTATGAAAACGAACATTCCGACATCTTCGATGAAGAAAGCTCAGACCGAGCATTCGAAGAGGAAGTTATGCTCGGAGGTTTCTCAACAGCCCCGGTTAAAGGTGAAGGTACGTCCATCACATTTGACGACGCTCAAGAGACCTACACAGCGCGTTACACACATGAAACCATCGCATTGGCTTTCTCCATCACTGAAGAAGCCATTGAAGATAACCTGTATGATCGTTTGGCGTCTCGTTACACCAAAGCTCTGGCTCGCTCTATGGCGCAGACAAAGCAGATTAAAGCAGCGTCTATCTTGAACAACGCGTTTTCGGCGACAGGCGGCAACGCCATCGGCGACGGTGCGGCTTTGTGTTCAAACGCTCACCCATCTTTGTCTGGTAACCAGACAAACCTTCTGGCGGTTGCAGCCGACCTCAACGAGACTTCTCTTGAGCAAATGCTGATCGACATTGCTGGTTTGACCGATGAGCGTGGCCTTAAAATTGCGGTTCGTGGTATGAAACTTATCATCCCAAAAGAACTTCAGTTTATTGCCGAGCGTGTTATCAACTCGAATCTGCGTAGCGGAACAGCTGATAACGACAACAACGCAATGAAGTCTATGGGTATGTTGCCTGACGGTGCAGTGGTTAACCACTTCCTGAACGATAGCGACGCATACTTCATCAAGACTGACGCGCCAAACGGCTTTAAGTACTTCAACCGTTCCCCAATCAAAACTGCCATGGAAGGCGATTTTGATACAGGTAACATGCGGTTTAAAGCTCGCGAGCGTTATTCCTTCGGTGTATCCGATTGGCGTTCAGTGTTCGGCACTCCCGGCGCAGCATAAGTTAAGAAGTTTACTTCTAATCTTATTGGAAGGGGTCTTGAAAGAGGCCCCTTTCTTTTTGTTTACACCTAGTGTATTCTGTCTTTACTAGGGCAAACATCAGCTTTGTAGACAGGTTACCGCCCTCCTGACGTTGCATAGACTACAAAGCGAATCCTTATGCAAAGGGTACTAAAATGGCTTCGACTACATTTTCAGGTCCAGTGACCTCAACCGCTGGTTTCATTGGCGACATCAAAGTTCCAACATACACTGTTGCAAACGCCCCCTCCGCGTCGGATGCTGGTGCTGGTACGCTTGTGTACGTTTCAAACGGCGCTGCTGGCGCTGCGATCTTGGCCTTCTCTAATGGCACAGACTGGAAGCGTTCGGACACAGGTGCCACAATCGCCGCAGCATAAGGAGTCAAGTTATGAGTAGGTTTAAAGCGCCCTCTGCTGAAGAACTCGCACGGCGTGGCCTTAATCCTGACGGCTCTCCTATCGAGGCACCCAAAGTTCGCGCTCGAAACAAAAATGGTACGCTTAAAGCAGACGATCCTTCTACGCCCAATGTGAATGAGGCTTGGAAAGCAAAACCTGCAAAGAAAAAGAAGGGCTAACAAATGGCTGGTTCAGACATTCGAACAAAACGTTTGGCTGCGACGGGTTCTGCGGCGGTTGGTTCCGCGCGTATTCGGCAAATTCAAATAAAAACCACTACTGGTTCCCCCCGTCTTACCCTTACTAACGGCGACGGTGGCGCAGTTGTTTTGGATATGGATTTAAACGCTTCTGACACTCATTCCGTTAACATACCGGATGAGGGAATTCGTGTTACCGACATTTTTATTTCCGTGTTTACAGCATGTACGTCTGCAACGGTCTTTTACAGCTAAAGGTGTAAATCATGGCAGGAAACGAGGTAAAATCGGTTCATCGCCACGACTCGGGAAATTTTGCTACGGGTCGGGGTCGCTTAACGGGCTTTTTAGTTAACCACGCTTCCGGCGCAAGTGGTGATGTCATTATATATGACAATGCCTCGGCAGCTTCCGGGGATGAAGTCCTTGAAATAGACGAAAAAACGGCGGGTTTGTTTGGCATGGAAATTCCGGGGGACGGGATTTTGTTTTACAACGGCTTATATGCGACTTTACCCGCCAACGTTTCCCTGACTTTGTTTATTCAGAAATGAGGGATTTATGGCTACGACAAAAGACGTAACTAGAACACCTTCGGGCCGAATAAAGTACCGCGGGGAGACTTTTCCGGGCTTTAATAAACCTAAAAGGACTCCCAACGCGTCTAAAAAGAGTGCCGTTTTGGCTAAAAAGGGCAGTGAAATAAGGCTTGTTCGGTTTGGTGACCAAAACATGTCCATTAAAAAAGACCAACCCGGTCGCCGTAAGAACTTTAGGGCGCGTCATTCGTGTGACACTGCAAAAGACAAATTTACCGCTCGATACTGGTCCTGTAAGGCTTGGTAACATGGCATATTCTAGAAAATCTAAAAAAGCGTCGTCTAAAAGCAAGGGCAGTAAGATTTGTCCAGAAGGTAAAGCTTGGGCGCAACGCACTTTTGACACTTATCCTTCTGCTTATGCAAATATGGCAGCGTCTAAGTATTGTAAGGACCCTAATTACGCCAAAAAGTCTAAAGGCGGGAAAAGAAAGGGTTCGTAATGGGCAAATTAAAGGATTGGGTCGATGAAGATTGGGTCAGAATTGATAGCCAAGGTAATATCGCAGGCAAGTGCGGGACTTCTAAGAATAAAAAGAACCCTGATCGATGCTTACCTCGATCTAAGGCAAATAGTCTTAGTAAGTCTGAGCGAGCTTCTACGGCTCGTAAGAAAAAGCGTGAAGGCGCTAAAGGAAAGCAAGTTGTTTCGAATACGAAAGCGGCCAAAGTAAAGCGTTTAGCTTGCGGCGGAGAAGTCACTAGAGCTAAACGTCCTTACAACGGCAGGTCTCAGTCTGGCACGGCTGTAGCAAGAGGTTGCGGGAAAGTTATGGCAAATCGTCGTAAGAGAACAAAAGGTTCGGTGACTCAGGGATGAACTTAGATTTTTACAGTGATCCTACGGAAAAAGCTCTGGTCAATGAGATTATGGGTTGGTCTAAGATTGCGTTAGAAGAACCTAGTGTACATTTTAACGGACTTCCACCGTGTCCGTTTGCAAAAACGGCGTGGTTAGAGGACAAGGTTTCAATACTTTTTAAAAAAGAAGATTCCTATCAAACCCTGTATTCTTGCATTTCAAGGTATGATGATACGTTTGATCTGGTAATTATTGTTGACTTAAAAAACACAAAGAACCCGGAGGATTTTCACGAATACTTGGACGATTTAAACCACCGCATTTCCGAAGGTATGTTTATCGACAAGGACATTTGGGTAATGGGATTTAACCCGGAAGATGAGCCTAGTGATTTTGTAGAAGATGTTACGTTTAAATACGAGGTTGACGATGAATATAGCATGATTTTTGTTCAAAGGCTTTCTAAGTTGCAGGAAGCCGCAAACAGGTTGGACAAAAAGGGATACTATGATAGCTATGATGGTGAGTACAACTCTACAGAAATATACTTTAACCGCGAAAAACTGTACAGGAGACTAAAAAATGGCGATGAAACCTAAAAAAATGCGTGGCGGTGGCATGACAAAAAAGATGCGCGGTGGTGGCATGGTTAAAAAGCTGCGTGGCGGCGGCATGGTTAAGAAACTTCGTAGCGGTGGAGCCGTTCGTAAATCTAAAAAGTAGGTTAAAATGGCGTTATCTGGAACATCGGACTTTGAACTAGACGTTGCTGAGTACATTGAAGAGGCCTTTGAACGCTGCGGTTTAGAGGTCCGGACGGGGTATGATTTAAAAACTGCAAAGCGGTCTTTAAATCTCATGCTTGCTGAATGGGCAAACCGCGGTCTAAATCAGTGGACTATAAAGCAAAGAAGCTTTACCTCGACTCAGGGGGATGGCAACATTTCGATAAGTGCTGATGTTATAGACGTTTTATCGGTTGTGGTTCGTCGAAGTAACACCGATTACGCTTTGGATCGGGTTAGTCGAGACACCTTTTTATCTATTCCGAACAAAACAAGTCAGGGCCGACCTTCTCAGTTTTTCTTAGATCGTCAAACTACGCCTGTTTTGCAGATATGGCCGCGACCTGAAAACAATACGGATGTAGTTATCTATGATGCGTTAACTCGTATGAATGATGCGGATGGTCAAACCAACACGCTTGATATGCCCTTTCGTTTTTACCCTTGTTTGGCCGCAGGGCTAGCGTATTATATTTCCATGAAAAGAGCTCCGAACCGTGTGCAGCTTTTGAAAGCTGTTTATGAAGAAGAGTTTGAAAGAGCTATGACTGAGGACCGAGACAGGTCTTCTTTTAACGTTGTTCCGCAGTATCAGTACTTTAGGACTAACTAATGAGTAAGTTTGCGTCTGGTAAAAACTCTTTTGCTATCTCTGACCGATCCGGATTCCGGTATCGGTACAAGGACATGCGTAAAGAGTGGACCGGGGCGCTTGTTGGTAAGGATGAGTTTGAGTCTAAGCAGCCCCAACTAGGCCCTTTTCCCAAAGTTATAGACCCGCAAGCTTTAAAAGACGCGCGTCCGGATACTAGCAACCCTACGAGTGCCTTTTTAGTGGTTACTACTAACGGCATTGTTTATTTAGGTAACGGTAATTGGAGCACGGCGGGAACTGCGGAAATGCCCACAGAAATACCTAACACAGTAGCCCTTTCTGGCGGCGTTGGAACAGTAACGGTGGTGACAACATGAGTTTTACATATGCGCAGCTAAAGCAGGCTATTCAGGATTATACGGAGAATGACGAGACATCCTTTGTAACAAACCTGCCTTTGTTTATTCGTTTATCTGAAGAACGAATTTTAAAAATGGTTCAATTAAGTTTGTTTCGTAAAAATTCTACGGCTTCTACAACAAACTCAAATCAATATTTAGCTTGCCCCAGTGATTTTTTGGCTCCTTTTTCGTTAAGTCTAACCGGCTCGAACGGCGATAAATTTTTTGTAGAGTTTAAAGACCCTAGTTTTTTACAGACGTATACTCCAGACGCATCCACAACGGGCGAGCCGCGTTATTATTCTGTTTTTGACGTAAATAATTTTTTATTAGCTCCCACGCCAAATGCGGTATATACGGCGGAACTACATTATTTTTACAGGCCTGTAAGTCTTACGGCAGCTGGAGAAAGTGGTACGACATGGCTGAGTGAAAACGCGGAACTTACTCTTTTGTATGGGGCTTTGGTGGAAGCTTACCTCTTTATGAAGGGAGAGCCGGACATGATGCAATATTATGACAAGCGGTTTCAAGAGAGCATGATGGCACTGAAAATGTTGGGTGAAGCGAAAGAGACAACGGATGAATACCGTACAGGTAAGGTTATAAGGGCAAAACAGTAATGTTTGAGCTAAAGACAAACACCCCCCAGAATGAACAAGTGGTATTGGTTAATACTACTAAAGGTCGTGGCTTCACGCCAGAAGAGCTTTCTGAGCAATGCGTTCAGAAATTGATCTCTGTATCTGATACGGCACCCCCAGCCATCAGGGATCAAGCCCGTGCTTTTTCAAAGCACATTGAGACGCTTGTTGCATATTATATGCGGCAGGCTATTCGAAGCGACAGAACTAGTGTATATAATGCACTTAATGACGCGGGACACCCCGAACTAGCCGACCTTATAAGGAGACTTTGACATGGCTTTTACTGGTAACTTCATGTGTACGTCATTCAAGAAAGAGCTTCTTGAGGGCGGACATAACTTTTCACTTAGCGGCGGCGACACTTTTAATCTCGCTCTGTATGACAACAACGCTTCGTTCACCGCAGCGACAACAGACTATACGGCTACTAACGAAGTAGGCGACTCTGGTTCGTATGCTGCTGGTGGTGGTGCGTTGACGCGCATCGACCCTACATCGTCCGGTACAACGGCGTTCACGGACTTTGCTGATCTGACGTTTACGTCTGCTACCATCACTGCTCGTGGTGCGTTGATCTACAACACAACCGAAGGTGCAGGCACGGGTACAACAAACTCTGTTGTGGTTCTTGACTTTGGTTCGGACAAGACTTCGACATCTGGCGACTTCCAAATTGTCTTCCCAACTGCGGATGCTTCTAACGCAATCATCCGTATCGCCTAAACACTTTAAGGAGAGCGCGGCATGGCCCTTGTTGTCAAAGACCGAGTTAAAGAGTCGAGTACGACTTCTGGCACCGGAACATTAACGCTCGCAGGCGCAGTAACAGGCTTTCAGGCTTTTTCTGCTGCGCTCTCCAACGGCGACACTACCTACTACGCCATTGCTGAATCAAGCACTGGTGCGTGGGAAGTAGGTCTTGGTACATATACCGCATCTGGAACGACACTGGCTCGGACAACTGTACTAGGCAGTTCAAACTCTGGCTCTGCGATCAACTTGTCGGGCGCGGGTGCTGATGTTTTCATCACTCAACCTGCGGACAAGGCAGCGTACTTCGATGCTTCTGGTGATCTTTTCTTGAATCAAGACCCGACCTCGGCACTTCAATCTGCAACGAAGCAGTATGTTGATTCTATTGCGGCGGCGGGGATTCACTATCACGACCCTGTCCGAGTTGAGCGTGAGGGCAACCTTACCGCAACGTACAACAATGGGACGGCTGGGGTTGGAGCTACTCTTACAAACTCTGGCACTCAAGCTGCTTTGGTTATCGATGGGATAACCCTTAACAGTGCCGACCGCGTTCTTGTGTACGAACAAACGGATCAGACGCAAAACGGTATATACACCGTCACCAACACAGGCTCTGCCAGCACAAACTGGGTTCTTACCCGTGCTACAGACGCAGACAGCTACGGTCCCTCTGATCCTGACTCACTTGGTCAGGGCGATGCTTTCTTCGTTCAGGAAGGTGCGGCGGGTGCTGGTGAAACGTATGTGATGAACACCGAGGGTACGATTACCTTCGGCACAACTAACATCACCTTTGCTCAGTTCTCTTCCGCACAGATTTACTCTGCTGGCAATGGCTTGACGCTCACAGGTGTTACTTTCGCAGCGGGTGCGGGTACAGGCGTCACAGTCAATGCAAACGACATTGCGATTGGTCAGGACGTTGGCACATCTGCTGATGTTACATTCAATACGGTCAGTGCTAATCTGACTGGCAACGTCACAGGTAGCGTCACAGGTAATGCGTCTACCGCTTCTGCATTACAAACAGCGCGCAACATTGCTCTGTCTGGCGCTGTTACTGGTTCAACCAGCTTCGATGGCTCTGGCAACGTCACAATCGCAACTACGGCGACCTCCGACCCTACAATTACGCTGGGCGGCGATTTGTCTGGTTCTGCCACGCTTACCAACTTGGGCAATGCTACGCTAACGGCCACGATTAACGCCAACTCTGTTGCTCTTGGTACAGACACAACAGGGAATTACGTTGCGAGTGGCGCAACAAGTGGCAACGGAATTTCAGGTTCTGCCAGTTCAGAAGGCGGAGCATTCACCGTTACTTCCAACGCCACAAATGCCAATACTGGTAGCACCTTGGTTTTCCGTGACGCATCGGGCAACTTCTCCGCAGGGACGATTACTGCGGCCTTGAGCGGCAACGCTTCTACAGCCACATCCGCAGCGGCGCTGACTACGGCTCGTAATATTGCATTGTCTGGCTCTGTCACTGGCAACGCTAACTTTGATGGTTCTGGCAATATCAGCATCAGCACCACTGCTACATCTGACCCAACTTTGACCCTCAATGGCGATGCAACAGGTTCTGCTACCTTCACCAACCTTGGTAATGCTACGCTTACAGTTACTGTAGTTGATGACAGCCACAACCACGTTATCTCAAATGTAGATGGATTGCAGACTGCGTTGGACGGTAAGCTGTCTACATCTGGCAAGGCGGCTGACAGTAACTTGCTGGATGGTTTTAATTCAAGCACAACTGAGGGTGGCAATACTGTAGCTGTTCGCACTCCTGATGGTTATTTGTTTGCTAACTACTTTAATGGTTCTGGGACATTTGCTACCAGTGCCAACTCCTCTGGTATGGGCCGGTTTACAGGTACTAACGGTAGTGACACATATGGTCGTTCATACACAGCCGCAGCTGCCAGAGCATTACTGAATGTAGCGGATGGGGCAACAAACGTCACAAACAACAACCAGCTAACAAATGGTGCAGGTTACACAACTAATGTTGGTGACATAACTGGTGTTACAGCAGGTACTAACTTAACAGGTGGTGGCACATCCGGCTCCGTTACCCTTAATGTTTCTTCCTCGCCATCCTTTTCTGGTGTTGTTTTTGCTGAAAGTGTTCAAGAGGATTATGACGCTCTGTCAGGTACTTCCCCTGCCCCTGATGCAGATAATGCGGGTGGCTTTAGCCTCACCATGACGGGCAACAC